TCGGATTAATATTAATATTGGTTGATCCACCCCCGATGTACTCGGGACGCTGTAAGCGAGCATCAGGAGAAATAACACCAAAATGTGAGCGTATAATTTCAGTATAACGAGTACCGCCACGGGCGTCCCTTTCTAGTAATTTTTGAATCTGAAATGATTGACGAAGTTGGTTAATTGTTGCTGCTGTTGCAGATGATAAATCTGCATAAAGACCAGATTGTGTTCCAAATCGTACATATCCTGCAGCACCACCTTCTAAATACGCACTTCCACTTCCATTGTTATAAAAATTGTGATCAGCTCCGGCTGCACCAATTTTCATTTTAATAATACTACTATCGGTCACCACTGGTGCCGATGTTCCTAACGGTAAGGATACGCTAGTTCCTTTTTGAGGCCATGGAAGGGCAGAAGTAAAGTAATCTTTTCGTTTTCCACGTCGCAGTAAAGTATAATTAGCCACAGTATCAGGGCCATCACCAGTATCGACGGTAACAGAGTTTTGTAAATTTTCATCTCTAAACCATTCGTTATAAATTAAGTTATATGCACGAGGCCAGAAAGCACAATGGGATACAGTTTCTCCAACAGATACTTGACCAACTGTTGGTAATCCCATGTAATCTTGTAATGATCCTATTGCGTATCCACCAGCTGGTGATACTTGTTGGGGTACAACATAAGAAATCGAATCTGCTGGATTCGCTTGTTGACCCATAAATTTTTGCCAATTAGACCAAATCAATCTGTTTGGTACAAAGAAAAAGAATGAATCTAAATGCATGTTATCCATAATTGGATAAAGAGGTGTCGCCAAACGAGCGAACGCAGTCATATTCAGGCGAAATGTATCGCCTGGTAATACTTCGTCTACGTATACGGGTACAAGATACCCTGCATCGAACGTAGTTTTATGTGTTGATTGACAATCAAATGAACTCCTAGGTATATCAGCCTTAGGAATCATTGTAAATTGATGTACATCTACTGACTGGTTACGATGCATTTTATCGAGCTCCTGTGTTTATTCCGACCCAAAGATAATACCTTTGAGTCGGTTTGTTTTAAATCATTCCTTAGGTATTTTTACCTGTTTTCCTAAGGATAATAGTTTTGGTTGTTCGTGTAAAGCAAATAATCCTGTGTTATCGTCAAATTCGCCTAACTCATAAAGATCGAAATCATCAGGATGATTGCTAAGCTGGTTATCAGGATCAGATCGGTTAACTTCATCGCTAAAGCTCCTAATTGCTACACCGATTGAAGGAACGAACATAGGACGACCGTAAGCATCAGCTGCACGGTCTTTTACGCTACAAAGTACTAATTTCATGAGGTTTTATCCTTAAGTGAGGTTACGTTTAAGTTTTTGAAGTTTTGCCTTTGCGACTTGCTCTTTCACAAGCAATCGCTCTGGTGTATTGTCTTCATGGTTAAGTTTAGCAGACTTTTCACGGATGTAAAGCAGTTCGTCAAACTCATACGGTTGATCTATTTTATATTTTTTATCATAATATTTTGGGGGTTTGACCTTTTTTCCACGAACTATCACATAGTCGTGAGGATACACATCGAAAGTGTATTGTTTGTACCATTCATAACCAATACCAGGCTTAAGGCTCATTTTCGTAAATTCGGGTTTACGAGTAGTGATTTCCCCTGATTCAGGGTCAATTTCTGTGTAATGTTCTGTAGCGTTTTTTCCTGTTACTTTTTTCATAATATATCTAGCCACGTAGGCCGCGGATTCGAAAGTAACGTCTCCAATGGAGGTATAACCAAATGGCCAGAGTAATTCAAGGTCTTTGGATCTATATAAGAGACTATTAGCGGAAGTCCGTTTCCATAATTTCTTATCATCGAAATCGAGTCCGAAGATACAGGCGTGCCAGTGCGGACGGCCAAGGTTTTCACCATATTCTCCAGCCATGTAATAACGTATTCTTCGTCCAGAATACCGCTTTCGTAATCTTTTAATAAAGAGTTGAAAGTCTCTATAGTGTAGTGATCTATCGCTTGGGAGATGGTCATCATTGTAAGTGAGGGTTATAAAACAATTTTGTGTATGCATTTGTGCCTCATGCATACATCTAATCGCCCACTGGCGTGAGCGTTCTAGTCTGCAGCCAACGCATTGGCCGCAGGGCAAGTTTAAGGATCGACTTATATCATGTCTTTTTAATTCAGAAAAGACAATCGATCCATCTGTGCATTGATATGCACTTATAGGGTGGTAACAAGGCATGTGAGGTTGCCTGGGACTTTTTTAGAGTCTCCAGCCCCCACGCTGAGGAGATTTAGCCATATTTGCTGATTTAGTGCGTTTTGCGTTCTTTCTAAAAGAACGAGCAGAACGACGTTTATTAACTGGTTTTCTATACATCATTATTAGCTCCTTTTTTCATGCATTGTTGGGTTTGGTGTCAACTAGCACAGTTACATCAAGTAAGGTAACTGTGCTACGGCTTATTCAGCCGCCTTTTCAGGTGTGTTTACGATCGCTTCTTCGGCTTCGGCAGCGATCTTTTCGACCAGTCCGAGTTCCTCGGCTTCTGGTCGGTTTTTCTCGTTCTCAAGGAACTCAATCAGATTTGCAGGATCGTTATCGAATCTTGCTCTAATTTGGGCTGGTAATGCCTCAAATTCATCTTGAGCAGCGATAACTCTGTTTAATGCGGTATGGTAGTCACCAATACCGCTAAAATCGCCATAACGTGGCGATAATGTTTGTTGCGGTAGCATACCGTTAACATTGAATTGACGAAGTATATTATTAATATCACATTCGTCTTTGAAATGCTGCTGAGCCAGGGAAGCATCCTCACAATGCAACCCTGACTCATTTGACGCAGCATCTTTGTCATAGTTGTATGGTGTACGTAAAAAAACAGTGTTTTTTGACATTTTTATTTCCTTATAAGATTTTTTAAAGCATTTAATGAACCAAAAGCGGACGAAGCTACTTGTCCTATATCTTTTGCTATAAATGGTGCATAACTAAAATCTTTATGATATTGACCTTCCGCAGCATATTTGGGATGAATAGATTCATCTAAAGCTGCTTTAGCATTATTAGCTCTAATTTGAGCTTTTGCTAAAAGTTCTTGGGCAGTTAAATTTTTTAATTCTTGCCTAATATTTGGGTTTAAATCACGATTATTTGCAGTTTGTGATTTAAGATTATCAGCCGTAGCATCAGACTGATTAGTCTGAGCTTGAGTTAACTTATTTTGTACTAACTGAGTTTGAGCTTGGGCAGCTGTTAAAGCAGCATTAACAGCATTAGCCATAGCATTTTCTACTTTTGGTGGTGTTGATGCAGTTGCAGCAGCACCCGCTGGTGTACCAGCTCCTCCTTGGCTATAGGCTAGCATAGGGTTAAGGCCAGCAGCCTTAAGATCCTCTACAGTTGTTTGATATTGTGTAGCTCGCATTTGTTTCTGAAATTCCATTTGTCGATCAGACATAGCTTGATTAAAAGCGTTTGCATTTTGCATATATTGCAAATTCGCTTGGTTTGCGGAATTAGTTCCTAAAAAAGAACCTGTAGCACCAATTAATGGTGCTACTACATCTTTTAAACCAACGCCTTGAAAAGCGTTAGATATAGAATTAACTATTCCGCCAAACATATTAGAAATGATCGATTAAGCCAGGTACGCTGTACATTGGCATTGGTCGAGCTTTTTTACAATCAAAAAAGCTATCAAATATAAATTGTTGTCCGTTAGCAGCTGCTCCCACTGCTACTACTCGACTCACTGGTGGTGTGTCTTGTATAAACGTTGTGTTCAACGTAGGTGTAGAAGTGAATTTTTGGGCAAGATGCCAGGCATCAATAGTTCCAGCAGCAGTAGAACGGAACAAACTTGAAATGCGGCTAGGATAGTATCTGTATTCTGCCCAGCGTTCTTGATAGCCAAATACATTATTGTCCCCAGAAGTACCTGTAACATAAATTTCCTTATTAAGAACAGCTTGCTCACCTAATGTGGCAAAAGCTGGGAAATAGAAATCGTAACGTGTTGAACGACTCCACATACGAGCAAGTCCTTGCTGATATGTAAGGTCGGCACGGATTGAAACCAATCCGATAATTACACCATGTTCAGTACTTGAGTAAGTAAAGCCATGATTATGAGCCAAGGCAGTACCCATAGCAGCAAGTGTGCCCATAGGGGTAGTAGTTCCACTAGCATTAGTACCCGACGTCT